GAGCCAAGCGTGCTGGTAAGGCGGCGGGCAAACAGTTTGTGGCCCAGCCCAAGACCATCGCCAAAAAGACAGCGAGCTTCAGATGACAACCACAGACGCATATTTGGCAGGACTTTTTGATGGCGAAGGGTGTGTTTCGATGCACCTCGCAAAAGCAGGGTACGTGTCTGTGCAGGTCAAGGTGTCGATGTGCGATCGCGCCCCTGTAGCAGCGCTGTTTAAACGCTTTGGTGGCAGCATGGCGGATGGGCAGCAGCAAACCAAAACCGGTCGAAACATTTTTACGTGGTCCGTGTTTAATGCGGAGTGCGTGGAAGCCCTCCGTGTTTTTTCGGAGTTGTGTTTGGTGAAAAACGTGGTTGCCGCTGCCGCACTACCAACTGCGGAAAACATGGCAGCTAACCCTACTCGTGGGGTACTGTCCCAAGCTGAAAAAGGCGCAAGAGTAGAAGCTGCGCAGCTCATTGCCCGCATCAACAAACCGGTCGGTAGCCGTCGTGTGTTGGATGCTGCTGCGGTTGATGCGTACATGCGACCAAAACGTATGGGTGGCGGCAAGCGCGTACGGCTATCTGATGGTCGAATCTTTGACACCACGCAGTCCGCCGCTGATGCGTTAGGAGTTTCTATTTCTGCGGTATCCTTGGCTAAACGCAAAGGCACCCGTACAGCGGGCTTACTGGTGGAGGCCGCATGACAACATCTGGCGTTGCAAATTTTACGTTGGATTTAGCAGAAATCGTCGAGGAGGCGTTTGAGCGCGTGGGCTCGGAGATGCGTACGGGCTACGATTTGCGCACGGCTCGCCGGTCGCTGAACCTGATGTTTGCTGACTGGGCCAACCGTGGCATCAATATGTGGACGTTCGAGCAGGGCTCCATCAACCTGATACCGGGCCAAGCGACATATAACCTCCCCGCCGACACTGTGGACTTGCTTGAGCACGTCATTCGTACAGGCGCGGGCAGCGCTTCAACACAGGCTGACCTGACCATCACCCGGATCAGCGTCTCGACCTACGCCACGATCCCCAACAAGCTCCAACAGGCCCGTCCGATTCAGGTCTGGATTGAGCGCCTGAATACCCCACGCATCACCGTCTGGCCTGTGCCAGATAACTCTCAGCCCTACACCTTCGTGTACTGGCGCTTGAAGCGCATCCAAGACGCTGGCAACGGCGTCAACACGATGGACATGCCGTTCCGGTTCTTACCCTGCATGGTGGCAGGCTTGGCTTATTACTTGGCCCTGAAGGTGCCCGGTGGAGCTGAGCGTCTGGGTGTTTTGAAAGAGCAGTATGATACGGCGTGGCAACTGGCTGCAGATGAAGACAGAGAAAAAGCCGCAATTAGATTCGTTCCACGTCGCCAGTACATCGGGGGCGGTACGTAAATGGGCAATCGTTTTGCCAGTGCCAAGAATTCGATTGCGCAGTGTGACCGCTGCGGCTTTCGCTTCAAGCTCAAGGAGCTACGCAAGCTGGTTGTAAAGACCAAGATCAACAACGTCTTGGTGTGCAACTCCTGTTTTGACCCGGATCACCCACAACTGCAGCTCGGTATGTACCCAGTGGACGACCCACAAGCGGTGCGTAACCCCCGCAGGGACACAACATACGTGACGGCCGGAACCAACGTGGCAGGTTTTCCAACAGGCGGCAGCCGGGACATTCAGTGGGGCTGGGCCCCCGTTGGGGGTTCCCGATTCTTCGATGACGCGTTGACACCAAACACTTTGGTATTGACTGCCGCAATCGGTCAAGTGACAATCTCAACATCCTAAGGAGTTCATCATGGACGCAAAGAAAGCAGTTCGCAAACACGAGGCCAACATGCACCCCGGTCAAAAGCCTACCAAGCTGCGTGCTGGTGGTAAGACCAACAGCGACATGCTGAAAATGGGTCGCAACTTGGCTAAAGTCGCCAACCAAAAAGCGCCGACCCGTACCGTGCGCGGAACAGGCATCTGATCATGGCCACATCCTACAAAACCAAACCGGCCCCCAAGCAGGCCGTGCTGCCCAAGGTCAACGCCATGAAGCACATGGCGGACACCAACGTGACTGTGGCCAATAACCATAGCAACGAGTACCCCGGCGTCAAAACCTCGGGTATCAAGATTCGTGGCACTGGCGCGGCCACCAAGGGCGTCATGGCCCGTGGCCCAATGGCATGAGGTAAGGCATGACCTACACCGAGTTGCAAGCAGCGATCTGCGATTACACGCAGAACTTTGATCAGGACTTTGTTTCAAACATCCCGGTGTTTGTACAGCAGGCCGAGCAGCGCATTTTCAACACGGTGCAGTTTCCTTCGTTGCGTCGCAACGTGACAGGGGCTACTTCCTCCAACAACAAGTATCTGGCTTGCCCAGCCGACTTCTTGGCGTCTTATTCCATCGCTGCGGTGGCTCCTGACGGCTCCTACGAGTATTTGCTCAACAAGGACGTCAACTTCATCCGGCAGGCGTACCCCACCCCTTCTTCCACCGGGTTCCCCAAGTACTACGCGCTGTTTGGCCCGTCTTTTGCCAACAGTGATGAGCTGTCGTTCATTTTGGGTCCAACGCCTGATGCGCGGTATGTCGTGGAGCTGCACTACTTCTTCTACCCCGAGTCGATCTCCGTGACGGCTGATGGGCGGACGTGGCTGGGTGACAACTTTGATACGGTGCTGCTGTATGGCTCTTTGGTTGAAGCGATCACGTTCATGAAGGGTGAGCAAGACATGGTGGCTTTGTACGACGGCAAGTACAAAGAGGCGCTCGCACTTGCAAAACGTCTGGGTGACGGACTCGAAAGACAAGACGCTTACCGCTCTGGGCAGTACCGACAGGCGGTGACTTGATATGGCGTTTGACCAAACTCTCACCACGCAGGCCAAGTTCATTGCACTGCAGGCTCTGGCTACAGGCACGCTCAAGATGGCCTTGTATACCGCCAATGCGGACCTTGGCGCTGGCACGCTGGTGTACACCACAACCGATGAGGTTGTTGGTACAGGCTACACTGCTGGCGGCAATACGCTGACCAACGTGACGGTTCAGCAGTCTGGCACAACGGCTTTTTTGGACTTCGACAACGTGGTCTGGAACCCGGCCAGCTTCACTGCACGCGGTGCGCTTATCTACAATACAAGTCTTGGCAATTTGGCCGTGGCGGTGTTGGACTTCGGGGCCGATAAAACGACCACCACAACTTTCACTGTGCAGACACCGGCCAACACGGCTGACGCTGCGCTCATACGTTTCGCATAAGGAGCGATCATGTCTATCGAAAAAGCAAGTTCTACAGATACCGTGGCAGCAGGCGTCAGCGCCACACGCTCTTTTGGCGAGGGTCTCAAGGGTGGCGGTGTGTTCAAGATCGCGTGCCACAGCGAAGACGGTAGCCTGAAGTGGGAAGCTGAGTCGCACAACCTCGTGGTGAACGTGGGCCTGCAGGACATGAACACCAAGTACTTTAGCGGTAGCAGCTACACCGCTACGTGGTTCCTCGGTCTGTACGGTTCGGGCAGCACCAACAACCCCGCCGATGGCGACACGATGGCTTCACATGCAGGATGGACAGAAGTTACGGCATACAGCCAGTCCACACGTCCGGCTTGCTCTTTTGGTACGGCCACCACGGCTGACCCTTCGGTGATTTCAAACTCGGCTTCGCCTGCTACGTACAGCATCAACGGCACTACGGTGGTTGGTGGGGCGTTCCTGACAAGCAACAACACCAAAGGTGGCACGACAGGTATCTTGTTTTCCGCTGCTGATTTCCAAGCTCCGGGCGACCGCAGTGTGGTGTCCGGTGACACCATTACAGTATCGTATACTTTTTCCCTTGACGCTGCTTGAGGTGAATCATGGCCACTAAATTCGCACGAAATCAAGTTGTCAAAGTCCGCACGGTTGTCCCCGAGGGCCCCGTACTTGCGCTGCGCATGGACGAAGATGGCGTGGTCCATTACCTGTTGCAGTGGGTTGACCAAGATGGCAACCAGCAAGAGCGTTGGTTTGCTGAAGATGTACTGACAGGGGTTTGATATATGCCACTCGTTATCGCTGATCGTGTCCGGGAGACGACTACTACTTCCGGCACGGGCACACTTACACTGGCTGGGCCCTACTCCGGCTTCCAAGCCTTCTCAGTCATCGGTAACGGTAACACCACGTACTACGCCATCATCGATGCGCAAAACGGTGCGTGGGAAGTAGGTATTGGCGCGTACACCACGTCGGGTAACACGCTGTCGCGTGCAACCGTGCTGGCCTCCAGCAACGCAGGGTCGTTGGTCAACTTTGGTACCGGCACCAAGGACGTTATCCTGACCCAGCCTGCTCGCAGGTCTGTGCTTGTGCAAGAAGGTGGCTCGGGCCTCATCACTGGGGTTGCAGCGTTCACAGCCAACGGGGTTCCTTACGCCGACTCCACCAGCACGCTGGCCACCAGCGCCAACATGACCTTCAACGGCACCCGCCTGACGGTTGCTGACCTTGCTGACTCGGGATTGACTTCGGGTCGTGTGACTTACGCCAGCACTGGCGGTGCGCTGGTGGACTCGGCAAACCTGACGTTTGATGGGACAAACCTGACTCTGGGCGGCGGCACAGCCAACGGCGTGGCCTACCTCAACGGCTCCAAAGTCCTGACCACTGGGTCTGCGCTGACGTTTGATGGGACGAAACTGACAAATACCGGGTCTGCTGGCGGTGTGAGACTTGAGATTGTTTCAACAAGTTCTAGCCCTGAAATCTCCCTCACATCCGCAGACACTGGAACGAGTCAAATCAACTTTGGTGGTGCAACGACACCGAAAAAAGGTGTGTTCCGATACTCAGACAACTCTGACCTGTTCGTCTGGTTGCTTAACAGCAACACCGAACAAATGCGCCTGACCAGCACAGGTCTGGGTATTGGGACGAGTTCGCCTGCGGTGAGGTTGCATGCGTTTACTTCTGGTGTTTCTACGCAAGCGTTCTTTGAGTCCGGCACTGGCGCGTCCGTTATCAGGTTTAAAGACTCAACTACAACCGACACCTTTGCCCCGCAGTTTGGCTCTGCTGGAAATTCCATGTTTTGGCAGATTGCAGGCTCCGAACAAATGCGCCTGACCAGCACAGGTCTGGGTATTGGGACGAGTTCGCCATCGTACAAGCTGGACGTGAACGGCGTTATCGCCACTGGTAGCGGCAGCAATAGAGGCTTCTTCTACAACGATGGCAGCAAAATTCTTCTGGAGTCCAGTTCAACTTATCCGTTGGCTTTTTCTGTCAACGGGAGCGTCAGAGCCACCCTCGACGCCTCCGGCAACCTCGGCTTGGGGGTTACTCCGAGTGCTTGGGCATCTACGCACAAAGCCTTGCAAATGAACTGGTCGGCATTTTCGACTGATGCGGGCAACGGCGAAACCAGTGTTTCGACCAACGCATTTGCTTCTGCCGGAACTACTTGGAACTACAGATCAACTGCACCCGCCGCCCGATACACGCAAGATTATTTCGGAAAGCACATCTGGTACACCGCCCCCTCCGGCACAGCAGGTAACGCTATTAGCTTTACTCAGGCGATGACGCTGGATGCGAGTGGGAATTTGTCTGTGGGGACCACAACGGTTAGCTCGCCCGGGATTACAGTCGCACAGGGTACAAATCTTTGCTTCAGCGAAGGTTCAGGTTCCTTTGTCAATATCTTTAGACAATCAAATTCTGCCGACAGTGTTTTTGGTAGCGGAGTGCGTTTTTCGTCTACAGCAAATGCTTTTGCAAGTTCTACAGCAAGTCCGTGGGCACGCAGCGCAATTACCGTTGGGTATGGTGCCATCAGGTTCTTGACCGCAGCAGAAGCAACCGTCTCTGTGGGGTCTGACGTAACACTGAACGAACGCGCCCGTATCGACTCCAGCGGTAACTTGCTGGTTGGCACAACCTCACCGTCATTCAACGCCGGAAGCCGTGGAAACATTACTATTGGTGGTTCTGGTAGTGCAATCTTTGCGTTGCAAACCGGAGGCACAGCAAAAGGCTATGTTTTCCACGATGGCACAGAGATGACCATTGCAAACGAAGCCAATGGTTTTTTGAGGTTTTACACAAACGCCACCGAACGCGCCCGTATCGACTCCAGCGGTAGCTTGCTGGTGGGAATGACAAGCGCATTTGGAAAAATCAGCATTGGCCAAAACTCACAATTTAGTTACGCTCAAGGTTTGTCTCTTTACTTTAGCGGAAGCTCGTATTGGAACATTGTTAATGGCGGCTCCAATCGCCTGTATTTTGGTTTTAACGGCGCTGATCGCGGGTACATAGATTCTTCAAGCGGTAATTATGTTTCTGTTTCAGACCAGCGATTAAAAAAGAACATTGCAGATATTGGCTACGGCTTGTCTTCTGTTTTGTCCTTGCGGCCTGTTTCCTACAACATGAACAGCCAAGAGGACACAGAAGAAAAAACACTTGGTTTTATTGCTCAAGAAGTATTGGAGGTCGTGCCTGAATCTGTTTCTGAAATGATGAACGGAATGTACGGTATGGATAAAACCGCCATTATTCCTGTTCTTGTCAAAGCCATCCAAGAGCAGCAAGCCCTCATCCAAACCCTGACCGCCCGTGTCGCGGCACTCGAATCAAACTGAAAGGAAAAACCATGACCGATACCCTCAACTCCGTCACCATGACTTGGGACGTGACAGCTATGGACTGCTATCCACAAGAGGACGGCCACACCGACGTGGTGTTCACCGTGCACTGGACCTGCTCCGGCAGCCAGACAGCCCGCGGCCAGACATACAACGGCAGCGTTTACAGCACTTGCGGCGTACCAGCCCCAACAGGCTCCAGCTTTACGCCCTACGCAGACCTGACTCAAGAGCAGGTTTTGGGTTGGATTTGGGCCAATGGCGTTGATCAAGCTGCTACAGAAGCCGCTGTTGACCAGCAGATTCAAAACCAAATCAACCCGCCAGTGGTGACACCTCCACTGCCTTGGGCTGCGGCATAATTTACGCTCCATCAACCTTCTGGAGACTTGCATG